TGCTCACCACCGATTACACGTTGACCGCTAGGGCCTCCGCTTTTGGCAGTCTCATCCGCGGCGATTCAATCACCGTGGATGGGACTGCTTACACCGTCCGAGAAACCATGTTGCTCGATGACGGCAAGTTTGTTCAACTTGGGATCCAGAAGACATGAGCGGTCCCTTCAAGATCAACACTCGTAGCCAGTGGTCGGCACTTAATCCAGTGCTGATGGCAGGAGAACCTGGCGTCGAAAAAGAAACTGAGAATTTAAAAATTGGCGACGGCAAAACGCCATGGTCTGAATTGCCATATTTTGGTTGCCCTGGATATTGGGGATCGTTTTGGGATGGGACATCTCAAGTGGCTGCATTAACAGACACGGCCTATTCGGTCAAGCTGCGGCAGGTTGACACGGCAAGCCGTGGCGTAAAGGTCATCTCAGAAACGCGTTTGACGGTTGATCATCCAGGCGTTTATAGCATCACCTTTTCAATTCAATTTAGCAACACTGACAGCTCTATTCACGACATTAATGTTTGGTTGCGCAAGAATAATGCCGGCAGCAGTGGGGACGTGCCTGCTAGCGACAGCAGGTTCAGCATTATTAGCAGCCACGGAGGAATCGCTGGTAACGTAATCGGCACAGTCAATTTCGTCTTAGGCCTAAACGCCGAAGACTACATTGAGCTGATATGGTCAACCACTAACGTCGCGGCCTACATCCACGCGGAACCTGCTGGAAGCAGTCCTACCCATCCCAGCATTCCTGGCATTATCTGCACAGTGGTTCAGGTGGCATCATCATGACTACTCATCGCGAGTCAATCCTGGCCAGAATCCGCACCAACCTGACGGGCACCACGGGTGTCAGTACGCGAATCTATCGCAGCAGGGTTGAGCCGTTGCAGCGCGGTGAACTGCCGGCGATTGTTGTTGAACCGATCAGCGATGTCTGTCAGCAGCTAACGGCACTGCCGACATTGGATTGGACAATGACCGTGCGAGTTGCGGTGATCGTCAGAGGTGACGTGCCCGACCAAGTGGCAGACCCGATCATTGAGTCGCTTCACGCCAAGATTATGGCTGACCTGACTTGCAATGGCTTTGCTTATGACGTTCAGCCGGTATCGGTTAGCTTTGACTTGCAAGAAGCAGACCAGCCATCTGGGGTGATCTCTTGCGATTTTGCAGTGAAGTATCGAACACAGGTGACTAACTTGGCCTTGAGTCCCTAGCAGCTACGATGATGGATGAACACTACGGCGTGGGTGGGTCCTACCTACTCAATCCCAAAACTGGCAAGAGAACGCTCGTCGAGCGGACTGAGCCAGCAAAGCCTCCCGAACCCCAAATCGAGGAACTGAGCGATGGCTCTGACACGCAAAAGACTGATCCAGGTTAAAAAGGAATCCACCTACGGGACGGACAGCACTCCGACTGGGACCGATGCCCTCTTGGTGCGGAACCTGGAAATCACGCCTATTGAGGCTGATGTAGTCAGCCGCGATCTGATCCGTCCTTACTTTGGCAACAGCCCTCAGTTGCTGGCTAACACGCGCGTCAGCATTACGTTTCAGGTCGAGCTGGCTGGTTCCGGCACGGCTGGCACTGCGCCTCGCTATGGCGCCGTTCTGCAGGCCTGTGGATTGTCAGAGACCATCGTGGCTGCCACCAGCGTCACCTATGCGCCGGTTAGCAGCTCTTTAAGTTCTGCGACAATTTATTTCAACAACGACGGCATCCGCCACATCCTGACCGGTTGCCGCGGCACGTTTGTTTTGAACGCCGAGGTGGGAGCCATCCCGACCCTCGATTTCACGATGATCGGCGTTTACAATGCCCCAACAGACACGGCGCTGCCTTCCGTTACCTACAGCGCTCAAGCCAGCCCGTTGATCTTCAAGCAGGGCAATACGTCTAGCTTTCAATTCTTCAGCTATGCCGGTTGCCTTCAGTCGGTCAGCCTGGATATCGCCAATGAAACGGTTTACCGCGAGCTGGTTGGCTGCACCAAGGAAATCCTCATCACTGACCGCGCTCCCAGCGGCACTGTGATGATTGAGGCACCGGCGCTGGCTACTAAAGATTATTTCAGCATTGCCCAAACCGAGACCACCGGGAACCTCACTTTCCTGCACGGCACCACGGCTGGCAACCGTGTCACCCTTACAGCTGGCCAGTGCGACATCACTAACCCGACCTACGGGGACCAAGATGGCGTGCAAATGCTTAACATCCCTTATGTTGCGGTGCCGACCACGGCCGGCAATGATGAGTTAAGCCTCGCCTTTACCTAAAGGAGCTTCCTGCATGGCGTTTGTCCTTAAGCAGTCCGATACCTACGTCTGGCCGGTCACCTTCGATATCCCTGTCGATGGTGGCCGCCACGAAAAACAGACGTTTGACGGTGAGTTCAAGCGCCATCCGCAGAGCAAGATTGGACCAATGGTGGCCGAGCTGCAAAAGCTGGAGGATCTTGGCGACCTAGACCGCATCACTGAGATGGCAGCCGAACTGCTGGTCGGCTGGTCCGGCGTGACTGGTGACGACGGCAAGGAGATCCCATTTAGCCAAAAGGCCCTGCAGCAGTTGCTGGAGGTGCCATTTCTCGCGGTTGCTGTGCTCAAGGCGTATATGGACAGCATCAAGGGAGCCAAGAGAAAAAACTGACAGAGGCCGCCGAGCATTGGGCCGGCGGCGGCGTAGTTGATGAAACTGACGCAGACGCAGCAGCTCTGGGCATTGTTATGCCTGAGCAGCCGTGTGAAGATTTTGAAGTTTGGGAAGAAAATTGGCCGGTGGTGGAGATGTTTTTGCGAGTGCAAACCCAGTGGCGCACGACCATGAATGGCGTGCTGGGATTGGACTATGGAGCCCTGGCTTGGCTCTTTATGATGTATGAAGTAAAAGACCAGCGCGCGCTCCTGGAGGACCTGCAGGTAATGGAGGCAGCGGCGATGGTCACAATCAACAGCAGGTGCAGTTGAGATGGCGATGAACATGGACGCCATGCTCCGCATCAAGGCGGACGTTCAGGGCGAAAACAATATTCGCCGACTGGGCAACTCCATGCAGGGCCTGCAGGGGCAGGCAAAGAACGCTGCGCTGGGCTTTAACACTCTTAAGGGCGCAGTGGCGGGCTTTGGCGCTGCAATAGCTGGAAGCGCCATTGTGGGCGGGCTGACGGCTGTTGTAAAAAAATCGATTGACGCAGGCGACGAGCTATTTAACCTGCAAGCAAAGACTGGCATTGCAGCCAATGCGTTGATCGGCATTGGCAATGCTGCCAAGCTGGCAGACGTGGACATAGCCACGGTGGGCAAGGGACTGACCAAGCTCAACGTCAACCTTGTCAAGGCAGCCGAAGGCAACGACGGGCTGGCGCAGAAGTTCAAGGCGCTGGGCGTCAACGTCAAAGACGCCAACGGCCAGGTGGTGCCGGCCGACAAGGCGTTGAAACAGATTGCCGATCGCTTTGCCGACATGCCTGATGGTGCGCAAAAAGCGGCCGCAGCGGTTGCAATTTTTGGCAAGTCCGGCGCGGACTTGATTCCGTTGCTAAATGAAGGCTCGGCCAGCATTGAAGAATTTACTTACAAAGTAGGTGAAGATTTTGCCGCGCGCTCTGATTTATTCAATGACACAATTACAACGCTTGGCATTAAAACGCAAGGTTTTGGGTTGGAACTAACCGATGCGCTATTGCCGGCGTTGCAGTCAATTCTCGAAGTGTTTAGCGATCTGTTTAACACAGATCAGGATTGGACGGCGTTATTTAAAATTATTGAAATGGGCATTCGCGGCGTTGCGGTGGTCATTTACACCGTTGTCAAGGCGGTGGACATTTTAATTAAGAACATCGTGGCGGCGGTGCAAGCAGCGCAAGCGGCGTTTTCGGGTGACTTTGCTGGTGCGTGGAATGCAATTACCAACCGAGTGACAAGCGGCATTGAAGAACAAAAAAAGATTTTGGCGGACCTTGGCAAACTGGCGTTTGGGTCTGCGCCCTCGCCCGGCACTGGTCGCCGCACGGGTGGCCGCCCGATGGCACTTGACACCAGCGAAGCGGATAGGGGGGCAGAAGCCGCTGCGCGACGGGCAGCAGCAGAAGAAAAGCGGGCTGCTGCAGAGCAGGAACGACTGCTGGAGCGGCGGCAAGGTCTGACCCGCAAGGCAATCGACCTGCAAGGGCAATTGCAAAACAGCATTGCGGATGTTGCGGCGGCTTATGCAGGCGTGGGCGCATCGGCTACCGATCAACTGTTTTTGCAGCGCAACGAGGCAATCACCGAAAACGACCGAAAGGTAAAGCAACTCACGCTGAGCGTGGTCGAGCTAGCGCGCGAAATCAACGAAGCCGGTGGCCAGCTAGACGTAAAGCCTTTTGCTGATTTGATTGATAGGTTCTCTGCGGCAAGCGTGGCGCTTGCTGATCAAACCTATCTGCAAGGGTTGAAAGACTTGCTTCCCAGCGTTGCTGAATACGACGCCAAAATTGCAGAGGTAGTGCGCGGCAAAACCGAACTGACCGAGCTGGAAAAGTTAAATGCTCAGGTAAACCTGCTGCAGCTGGACATTCTTGCTCAGACCAACCCCGCACTGGCTGAGCATGTGCGGCTGTTGCGTGAGCGTGCTGGCGCGCTGGATGCCGCAACTGCAAAGCAGAAAGCTGACAGCGAATCTATTGGCGTTGGCATTCGTGACCGCTTGCAGGACTACTACAACAGCGTCAAGGACTTGGGCGGTGCCATTGGCGAAGCTGTCACCAGTGGTCTGCAAGGTTTGGAGGACCAACTGACGGCGTTCGTCACCACCGGCAAGGCCAATTTTAAGGAACTAGCCACCAGTATTCTTTCTGACTTGGCGCGTATCGCAATTCGCGCGGCAATTATTGGGCCAATTGTAAAAGCCCTTGGTGGCATTTTCCCCGGCTTTACTTTTGCTGGCGGTGGCATCATGACCGGCGACGGCCCGATGCCGTTGAAAACTTACGCACGCGGTGGCATTGCCAACAGTCCTCAATTGGCAATGTTTGGCGAAGGTTCAATGCCTGAGGCCTATGTGCCCCTCCCCGATGGCCGGCGGATTCCGGTTGCAATGCAGGGCGGCGGCGGCGGTAATACCACCGTCAACGTGAGCGTGGATGCCAAGGGCAGCCAGGTGCAGGGGAACGCTGGCCAAGGTGAAAAACTTGGCCGTGCCATTTCGCAGGCAGTGCAGGCAGAATTGATTAAACAACGGCGACCCGGCGGCTTGCTGGCGGCTTAACCCATGGCAACTTTTACCTACACTCCAAGCTTTGAAGCAACCGAGGCAAGCAAACCACGGGTGCGGCGTTTCCAAGCAGGTGACGGCTATGAGCAGCGGGTTACTTTTGGGCTTAACCCTGACCCAAAAGAGTGGACGTTGAGCTTTGCCAACCGGACAGATGCCGAGCGGGAAAACATAGTTTCATTTTTAGAGGCGCGTGGTGGCGTTGAATCTTTTGATTGGACTCCACCCCGCGGCA